ACAGACGATCAAAAAAATAGATCATTAATAGCTGCTACAAGATGGATTGATACTTTTGTATTTCAAGGAGATAGATGTGACGAGAATCAAGCATTAAAATTTCCAAGAACTAATTATCAGGTAGATAGAGTTGAGCTTAGTTGCTCTACTATTCCCTTAAATATTAAATATGCACAATATGAATTAGCTAGAGCTTTGGCAAATGATACAGATGCGATGACAGGTAACACAGGAACAGATGGTAACTTTTCTGAAGTAAAACTAGGAGACATAGAGGTAAAGTACAATACTGCAAGCCAGGGAACAGGATCGGTAAATAATATTTTAGATGTTTACCCTTGGTTACAAAGTTATCTTGGAGCATATATGCTAGGTGGAGCAGGTACTTTTCAGATGAGGGTAGTTAGAGGATAATGGCAGGACAATTAGATGCAGCATTTAAAAAAATTGCAAAACAGGTTGTATCTCAATTAGGAGTTTCTTTAGATAATGAAATCACTTATATACGAAAAGGAACATCTAGTTACAATAATCAAACAGGAGAATATCACACAGTAGATACTGAATACACTTTTAAAACTCCTATAGAATTTGTTGATTCAGATGAAGAAAGTGGATTTCAAGAAAACACCGCAAGATTATATATTACTCCCGATCAAATTGGGGATAGCCAACCTGTACTCCAAGACGAAGTAAAATTAACTTTTTCTGGTTCAACTAGATTTGCTAAGATAATGGACATTAGAACACTAAAGGGTGGTCAAGAGTATTTATTTCGTTTGAGGATTGTATTCTAATGACTTTAGTAAATGCGAGAGCAGCTATCGAAACAGCGATACAAGATGCTGTAACAAACTCCGACCCAAGTGTAACTGTAGTTTTTGATAATACTCCTTTTACCACTCCAGGGAAAAATAAAAAATATGTAATGGTAAATATAAACTTCAACCAGGCTACTGCTCAACCACAAGGAGCAGCCCAAACGTATTATCAAGGTTCAGTTAGATGTGGTGTAATGACACCTCCACATAAAGGATCTGCTATCGCATCTGCATTATCAGAGATAGTGATAACAGGATTAACTTCTGTTAATACATCTACTTATGTAGATAAATTTTCATGTAGTCCTAGGGTTACACAAATCGTAGGACCTACAGCAGTAACTACAGAGGGTGACAGCCACTTTCTTAGTGTTGTAAGTTGCAACTTCAGTGCCAATGGGTAAAAAACGTAGACCTATCACACAATTGCCAGATGATTTAAGGCAGATAGCTGAAACTGCTAGGTCAAATGCAGCAGCGAGAATAGTTTACGGACTTCAAAGTGATGGTCCGTGGTGGTCAGGTCATTTTGCTAAAAGTTGGAAAGTATCTACAAGTCCTGTAAAACCCACACAAGATAAAAAAAGAGAACGTAAAGACCAACAATTACCGAGTCAATTTAATGACAGGGCAAACAATAATGAAGTTCAATGTTCCCCTCCTAGCAGTAAAGCACAAAGAACAACAGGTGGAGCAGGAGAAGCACCTATGACTTGGTTTATGGATACAGTTGAATACCCAGGAAAAATGGGTAGAGTACCAGGTTTACCCGATATACCAGCAATAGGTTTAAACAGTCACATATATATAGGAAACGAAGCTAAATATGCTGGTTTTGCTGTAAACAGACCTAATGCCACAATGCCTGATACGCAAGGAAATCCAGTAACTTATGAGGAGCACGGAAAAAGGCATAAGTTAAGTTCTAGAGATCGCAACCCAAACTGGTATAAAGTGTACACAGAGCATAATGCGTTTCTTAAGACTGATATAACTAAAGGTTTTTTCTCTGCTGGTTTTAAGCCAGATAAGCAATCTTAAGGTATATTAGAGTAGTACAAAAAATTAATTTATGGCTGACAAAAGAGCTATTGACAAGCTAAAAGAAGCATTTTGCATCGACAATCGCAGTCGTTACATTATTAAAAAAGAAGATGTAGTAATTTTAGAAATCTACTGGAAGCCTTTAACTATTGCAGATAGAGAAGCAATATATAAAACACTTGCTGGAATGAACAAAGCTAATGATACTGAAAGTTTAGAATACGCTTTGCAGGTCATAATGAACAAAGCTGAAGATGAAAATGGTAATAAGTTATTTAACGAAGGAGATCGTGCTTCATTAAGGAGAGAAATACCTTTAACTGTTCTTACTGATTTGATGTTAAAAATGCAGGGAGTAGAGGAGGAGGTAGATACCATAAACTCTAAAAGTACACCTTGACGAAGATAACAATTTATTTTTACAGTTTTTCTTATGTGAAAAGCTAGGTTATACTCTGCAAGATTTTAGAAATAAGGTAACTTATGAAGAATATGACAGAATAGGAAAAGAATCCAAACTTAAACGACATAATTAGATGGCTGATGCTATTTATGAAGTTAATATCAAGCTAGATGCCCAACAGTTTGAGCAAGAACTTAACCAATTAAAGGGTAAGTTAAAGAAGTTTGAAAAGGAAGCCAAAGAAAGAAATAAAAAAGATCCTATATTTAGAAGGGGTAGAGAGTTAACAGTATTAAAATCTATTGAAAGTACCAGAAATAAATTAAATGAGTTAGATAGATTTGGATTACAAACAGCAGAGAGAAGAGGAAAGTTAGACAAAGCGGAGCAATTAGCTAAAGCTGGAAAGTTTCAAACTGCAAAAAATTTAGTAAAAGAAGCACAATTATTAACTTTACAAGAAGCAGAATCTCTACGATTAGCAAAAGAAAGGGTTGCTGAAGAAAAAAGAATAGCAAGAGAAAAAGAGAAACAACAGAGATTAACTAAAAGTAGAAGAGAAGGGATTATAAAAAGTGCTGCCATTGGTGGTGGATTTCCCTTGTTATTCGGAGGTGGAATAGGGCAAGCCATACCAGGTGCTATTGGTGGTGGAATTGGTGAGGCACTTAGTCCTGGTGGTGGTTTTGCTGGTTCTATTGCAGCTACAGCATTAGTTTCTCAGTTACAACAAATTGGTCAAGCATCTCTTGAAACAGCTAAAAAGATGGGTACTCTGAATGGAAAGTTAGAACTTGCAAGAGAGAGATCTTTATTTACATCAAACGAAACTGAAGAACTAGCTCGTCAATTAGAGAGACAAGGAAAGGTACAGCAATTAAATAATTTATTATCCAATGAATACCAACAAATAGTAGGCAGTAAAGGAACAGAAAATTTAAAAAGATTAAATGAGGTATCTAGTGAATTTAATAGACTTATGGGAATATTAAAGACTAAATTTGATGCGTTCATAGCTGGTCCTTTAGCTGACTTACTAAGTTTTTTAAACAAAAGTATATCTGCCGATGCAACCGCAGGGCAATTTAGAGAGTTTAGAAACAGTTTAAAAGGATCGCAAAAAGAATTTTTTGAAGAACAATTACAGGAATTAAGAGGAACAAGAGGTAAAAGTTCTGGACCGATTACAACAGCAATAATGGAAGAAATGTTGAAAAGATTTCAACAAACACCAAATGTTATATCTAAAGGTAAATCTGGTAAGAAATTAACAGCAGAAGCACAGCTAGGTATAGATCGTTTAGCAGATTTAGATGCAGAGATTGAAAAGGCTACATTAAAAAATCAACTTTCAGAAAAAGAGTTCGAGACTGAAATGAGAATACAAGAAATAATGAAAGGCACTGTTGATATAACTAAAGATCAAATAAAGGAAAAATTAGATCAATTAGATGTTTTAGCTAAAGAGCAAGAAGAAATACAAAAGGTAAAAAATCTGTATGACAGTATTGCCAGCAGTATAGAAACAGGAATAGTTGATGCTCTTGAAGGTGCAATAAACGGAACCAAAACACTTGGAGATGTTGCCAGTAGTGTATTTGCACAGATTCAAAGATCACTTTTACAGTTTGGTGTTAATTCTCTTTTAGGAGCTATAGGTATTCCTGGATTTGCAAATGGTGGTAGACCTCCTGTTGGCAGAGCATCAATAGTAGGGGAAAAAGGACCTGAGTTGTTTGTACCTGACAGGGGAGGAACTATCATTCCAAATAATCAGTTAGGTGGTTCTACAAATGTAGTGGTAAATGTAGATGCTTCTGGTTCTTCTGTTGAAGGTGATGAACAACAAGGTAGAGAACTTGGTCGTCTTATATCAGTTGCAGTACAATCTGAATTAATACAACAGAAAAGACCTGGAGGTTTACTTGCATAATGGCTACTTTTCCTTCAATTACTCCAACATACGGACAACAAAAAAGATCAGCACCTAATACTAGAACAGTTCGTTTTGCTGATGGTTATGAACATAGAATATTATTTGGTTTAGCTCAACATCAAAATCCTAAAATATTTAATTTTACTTTTGAAGTATCAGAAACAGATGCAGATACTATTGAAACATTTTTAGATGCAAGAGCAAATGATAGTGCAAGTTTTGATTTTCAGCCTCCAGGAGAATCTAGTACATCTAAATTTGTTTGCGAAACATGGAACAAATCAATTCCTTATTTAAACAGAGCAACAATAAAGGTAACATTTAGAGAGGTATTTGAGCCATGAGTACTGCTCCTGTATTTAGTGAAGCCCAAAAAATAAATCCTTCTGCAATTATTGAACTTTTTACATTACAGCTAGATAACTCTTTACATGGCGCGACTACAATTTATAGGTTTCATTCTGGTAGTAATTTAAATGCAAATGGTGAAATAGTTTGGGCTGGTAATTCTTATCTCAGATTTCCTATAACAGCCGAAGGTTTTGCATATCAACGCGGCCAAATTCCAAGACCAAAACTTGTAGTAAGTAATGCGCTTGGAACAATATCAGCCATACTTTTACTTGTTAATGAAACAACTCCTGGAAATGATTTAACAGGTGCTACGTTTACAAGGATTAGAACGATGGCAAGATTTCTTGATGCTGTGAATTTTCCAGGCAATTCAAACCCATTAGGGACACCAGACCCCACGGCAGAATTTAAACGTCAAATATATACAGTAGATAGAAAGTCCGCAGAAAATAGAGAAGTAGTTGAATTTGAACTTGCAGGTGCGATTGATATGGCTGGTGTTAGAGCACCCAAGCGTCAATGTACTCGTGCTTTATTTCCTAGTATTGGTACGTTTACACAATGAGTTGGAAAGATGACGCATTGGTTCATGCGAAAGACCAAGATCCAAAAGAAGCTGTAGGACTTTTATTAAATATAAAAGGTAAACAAAAATATTATCCCTGTCAAAATTTAGCTATAACAAGTCATCAAGAATTTATTTTAAATCCAGAGGATTATGTAAAGGCAGATAATTTAGGAGATATTATCGCTGTTGTACATAGTCATCCATCAACACCACCAATACCAAGTCAAGCTGATCGTATAAGTTGTGAACATAGTAAATTACCTTGGCATATTGTTAATCCAAAAACAGAAGAGTGGGGAGAATGTAAGCCAGAAGGCTATGTACCAAAATTATTAGGTAGACCTTGGGTTTGGGGTATTACAGATTGTTGGTCTTTAGTAAGAGATTGGTATAAGCAAGAAAAAAATATTGAGTTAATAGATTATGAAAGACCAATAAATCCAGAAGATTTTTTAAAAAATCCATTATTTGAACAATATGCAAAAGATACTGGATTTAGAGAGCTTGATAAAAATGAAAATTTAGAAAAAGGTGATGTATTATTGATGTCAATACTATATCCAAGTTTAAATCATGTAGCTATTTTTTTAGGAGATATGGTCTTACATCATTTAGCCGATAGACTATCTTGTAGAGAGCCATATTCTGCGTGGTTACAAAAAAGCACAGGAAAGAGGTATCGTTATGCTCAGAAAAGTTAAACTCTATGGAGAACTAGCTGACTTTGTAGGTCATAAAGAATTAGATGCTGTAATAAATTCTACTGCTGATGCAATACGTTTTCTGATAACTAACTTTCCGAAGTTAGAGACTCATATGAATGAGAGATATTATAAAGTTTTAGTCGATGATTATGAGATAGGAGAAGAAGAAATACAAAATCCTACAGGTAAATCTGATATAAATATTGTTCCTGTCATAAGTGGTGCTGGTGGAAATTTTGGAAAGATATTATTAGGTGCTGCATTAATTGGAGGTGCATTTGCTTTTGGAGGATTGTCATTCGGAGGTAGTTTTAAAGCGTTTGGAGCAAATTTAGCAGCCGCACCAGGTCTTACTAAAGCTGCTTTTGGTTTAGGTGCAGCTTTGGTTTTAAGTGGAGTATCAGATATGTTATTCCCTGTACCTGATATACCCGATTTTGCAAACGAAGAAGATCCAAGAATATCATTCAGCTTTTCTGGTATTCAAAACACATCTAGGGCTGGTACTAGCCACCCAATAGTCTATGGTGAAATAATAACAGGATCAGTTGTTATTTCTGCTGGTATAGACACTCATCAGGTATCAGCATGAAAGATAAAATTATCAGAGGTTCTAAAATTCTTGGGGGTTCTCCTCCATCCCCACCACAGCCAACTCGTGCGCCAGACACCTTAAACAGTAGACAATTTGTATCTATTTTAGATTTAATATCAGAGGGTGAAATTGAAGGTTTTGCAACCGCATCAAAAGAAGGTCATACAATTTTCTCAACACCATATAATATCGCAAGTCTTAAGGATATATTTTTAAATGATACCCCAGTTTTAAAAGCAACAGCAAATTCATTAGCGCCTATTACATCAGATTTTAACTTTCAAAGTGTAGAGTTACAAACACGAGTCGGAACAGCAAACCAAGGTGCTATAACGGGTGTTGAAATTGAACCAAGTCAAAATGTAGTAGGTGTAGGAGTAACAGTAACAAACTCTACACCTGTTACCCGACAGATTGCTGATAAGAGTCCTAATCCAAACCCAGATGCGGCAAAAGTAACAATTACATTTCCTCAGTTACAAAAGGTCACGGATCAAGGTGATTTATTAGGTTCTTCCGTTCAATTACAAATACAGGTTCAATATAATAATGGTGGTTTTACTCCAATAATCACAGATACTATTACAGGAAGAACTGCTGATGCGTATCAAAAAGAATACAGAGTAACTCTTACAGGAGCTTTCCCAGTTGACATAAGAGTTGTAAGGCTTACAGCAGATAGTACATCTTCTAACCTTATTGATGCTTTTACTTGGACAAGTCTTGGTGAAATTGTTGATGATCCGCAAACTTATCCAAATAGTGCTTATTTCGGTTTAAGACTTGATTCACAACAGTTTAGTTCTATTCCAAAAAGATCGTATCGTGTTCGTGGTGTAAAGGTAAGAATACCAGGTGCAGGAGCATCTAACTCTGGTACACCTGATGTAGACCCTGCTACTGGAAGAATACGTTATCCAAATGGCTACATATTCAATGGAACAATGGGTGCTGCTGTTTGGTGTTCATGTCCTGCCATGATACTACTTGATTTATTAACAAGCGAAAGATATGGTTTTGGAACTTTCTTAGATTCTGATGGTAGTTTTACATCTTCTGGTACATCAACAATATTAGATTTATTTAGTTTTGTAGCAGCTAGTAGATATGCAAATGAATTAGTAGACGATGGATTTGGAGGGCAAGAAGCTAGATTTAGTTGCAATGTAAATTTACAAGGATCTATGGAAGCGTACCAGTTAATAAATGAATTAGCTGGTGTTATGAGATGTTTCCCAATATGGTCTGAAGGTTCTGTGACCATCACACAAGATAGACCAACAGATCCAAGTTATTTATTTAGTTTGGCGAATGTAGGTGAAGGTGGTTTTTCATATTCTGGTAGCAGCCTAAAACAAAGACATACTGTTGTATCTGTAAGCTACTTTAATATGGATAGTAGAGAAATAGATTATGAGGTTGTAGAAGATATTGCTGCACAAGCCAAGCTGGGAATTGTGAAGAAAGACGTAAAAGCATTTGCTACAACCTCCCGTGGTCAGGCTCAAAGACTTGGAAAAGCAATACTGTTTAGTGAGCAAAACGAATCTGAAATAGTAAGTTTTACAACATCAATAGATGCTGGTGCGATTGTTAGACCTGGATCTGTAATTTCTGTAAATGACCCTGTTCGTGGTGGAGAAAGAAGATCAGGAAGAATAAATACAGCTACTACCACACAAATAACTGTTGATAATACACAAGACCTAGACACATTTACAGGCACAAATAGAAAATGTAGTGTTATTTTGCCTAATGGAAGTGTTGAAACTAAAAATGTAACTGGAATTATAGGTAATGTAATAAGTTTAGATCCAGTTTCTCCTTTATCTGCAACACCAAATCCTAATTCTGTTTGGCTATTGCAAAGTTCAACATTAGAAGCGCAAACATTTAGAGTTATATCTGTAGAGGAGCAAGATGGTATTAACTATGCCATCACAGCTTTAACTTATATTGATGGTAAATATAACAATATTGAACAGGGAGTAGCATTACCAGAGAGAAAAATATCTTTACTTAATGAGCCAAAAGACCCACCTGAAAACCTACAAGCATCCGAGAGAGTTGTTGTAATAAATGCTCTTGCGGTAAGTAAAATAATTTTATCTTGGAAATCGGTAACTGGTGTAAGTCAATATTTGGTTCAATACAGATTTAATAACACGAACTGGGTAAGTGAAACTGTATTTAGACCTGACTTTGAACTATTTGGTTCAGAAAAAGGTACATACGAATTTCAAGTATTTTCATATAATGCTGCATTAACATTATCTGCTACATCCTCTAATCTTACATTTAATGCTGTAGGTAAAACAGCACCACCAGGGAATGTGCAAAACTTATCTATGGAGCCGATTACTGATAAGTTAATAAGACTTAGATGGTCAAAAGCTATTGATCCCGATGTAATTCACGGAGGTCGGGTTTATGTAAGACATAGCAATCTGACAGACGGAAGCGGCACATTCCAAAACTCTGTTGATATTGTTACTGCTTTAGCTGGTAATACTACAGATGTTGTTGTTCCTTCTCTAGAAGGGGAGTATATTCTTAAGTTTCAAGACGATCAGGGAAATTTCAGTAGAGGAGAGACAAGTATAATCATGGATTTACCTGATCTAGCTCAAAATCAAGTAATACTACTGGATAGAGAAGATTTAGATAGCCCTCCGTTCCAAGGACAAGACACAAATACAGCATTTAACAGTACAGCAAGTGCATTACAGCTTACAGATCCGTCTGTTGTAAAAACAGGAACTTATAGCCAATCTGGTACGACTATAACTATTACAAGTACATCTCATGGTATAGCTGTAGGTGAAAATTTACCTTTTAGATTTTTGGGCGGTGATGCTGTAAACGGATTATATGTTATTGCCTCAGTTCCTAACGCTAATACTTTAACTATTATTTCAGATGAAAGTGTTACCACAAGTGGAAATGTATCTATAGACAGGGGTTTAAGAGGAGAATATGCTTTCAAAGACGTTTTAGATTTAGGCGGTGTATTTTCTCTTGATTTAAAACGAATAATACGTTCTGTTGGTTTTATAAATGGTACTGATATTGAAACTATTATCCCAAATGACCCACCAGAATCAGGTGGACCGCCAGATGGAGGTTGGGATAATTATGCAACTGATGGTAATTTTGATGGTCCAACAGCAAATGAAGTTAACTGTCAGATGCAAGTGGCAACATCACAAACAGCTAGTGGTAGTTTTGGGCCATTTAATAACTTTGCCAACGGAACATTTAAAGGTCGTAGATTTAAATTTAGATTGGTTTTAGAAAGTACAGATACCTCTCAAAATATGAACATACAACAAGCTGGATATTCAGCAGAGTTTCAATCAAGAACAGAGCGCTTTTATCAGACAGGAAGTGGTGTATCTATCGTACCGCAGACTTCTGCTACAAGTGACGTTGGAAAATCAGTTACTTTTGGAAAACCATTCTTTACAGGTACATCCAGTTTAGGTGGAGTAAACGCTTTTTTACCCTCTGTTGGAATTACAATTCCAGATGCTCAAGCTGGTGACTTTTTTAGAATGATAAACATTAGTGCTACTGGTTTTACAATTAAAATAAAAAATAGAGACACAAATGGAAATGTTACTTTTGTGGCTAGAACCTTTACGTTTGCTGCTGTCGGTTTTGGTAAAGGGGTGTAATATAAAGAAAAGTATTTTATAAATGGCACAAGTAGCAGATTACGATATAGCAAATGCATCAGGTGCTAGTGTCCGTAGTGACTTAAATGCTGTTTTTGAAGCAATAAAAACTCTTAACAGTGGTGGTACTGACCCTGCAAACCCTTTAGCATTTATGCCATATGTTGATACAGCAGATAATAATAATTTAAAGATTAGAAATGCATCTAACAATGGTTTTACTACTGTTGGTTCTGTAAATGATGCCAACTTAGGCTTACTTCCTAAATCTGGCGGTGCAATGACAGGTCAGATACAAGGTGCTGCTGGAGGTGGTGCTGGCGTTCCAGAATATAGTTTTGTAAATGATACAGATACAGGAATGTTTAGGACAGGAGCTAATATAATTGGCTTTTCAACTGGTGGAGCATTAAGATCAAATATAGGCGATTTTGGTCTTAGTCTTCAACAGGGTGGAAGTTTAAGATTAGAAGATTCAGATGGTTCGGCTTTCGTTTCTTTAAAATCTCCCAATGCTTTATCAGGAAATATAAATTTCACTTTACCTGGCACTATTGTTAATGGTGGTTTCATGCAAACTGATGCATCAGGTAACTTATCATTTCAAATTGTAGCTGGTGTTCCTACTGGTTCTGTCTTTTGTATGGCAGTGGCTACAGTGCCTTCTGGATATTTAGAATGTAACGGCCAAACTCTTAGTAGAACAACTTATGCTGCATTATTTAATATTATTGGAACGCAATATGGTGCTCCAAGCGGTTCAACATTTAAAGTTCCTGATTTAAGAGGTGAATTTATTAGAGGTTTTGATAATGGTCGAAATGTTGACCCTAGTAGATCAATAGGAACTTTACAGGGAGATGATAATAAATTACACAACCACGGAATTGATTTTAATACACAAAACCATACATTAACTGGAACTGTAGCCAATATATCAGAGTCTTATGAGGTAAGTGGTACAGCAAGTGGGGTTTTTTCTAAAGGCGCTGGTAGTGCAGCAAGAACTCCAATTACTTCTGATGTAAGTGGTGCAGCTTCATTTTCTTTTAACGGAACTCATGCTCACCATGTTATTGGTGCAACACAAAATTCTGGGGGTGATGGGATTACTGGAGAATCAAGACCTCGTAACATCGCTATGATGTACATAATAAAAATTTAACTATGGCAATCACACCAGGTACTTATAATATGACTGTTCAAAGGCGGTCAGACCATTCAATACAGTTAGTTTTTAAAGATAATAGTAATAATGCAATAAATTTAACTGGATTTACTGTAGAAGCACAAGTATGGGAAGAAACACGAACCACAAAATATGCTGACTTTGCTGTTACTTATACTGATAGAGTCGCTGGTACTATTGATATTGCCTTAACTGATACGCAGACCGCTACTTTTAGTCCAGATATATTAAAATATGATGTATTACTTACAAATGGTTCTGGTTTGAAAGAGTATTATTTAGAAGGTACTATATTTGTATCAGAAGGTTATACAGCATGACTTCAGTTAACATCACCACTACAAAAAATACTGTTACAGTAAATGAAGGCGATTCAACTGTTGTAACTGTTGCAACTCAAGGGCCACAAGGTGAATCGTTTAGTACAACTGGAACTATAATGAATGATTCTGCTAAAGTTGACAACTCAGTAGTGTTTTTTCACCAAGCAAGTGGTACATTTAAAGCAGATGCTACTCGTACTGTGGAAAATTTAGTCGATGGGGGTAATTACTAATGGCTAACACAATTAGAATCAAAAGATCTACTGGATCATCCGCACCCGGTACTTTAGAAAATGCTGAATTAGCGTTTGCCGAAGGTAGTAAAAAGTTATTTATCGGTATTGGAACGGGTGGATCTGGTGGTTCAGCAACAAGCATCGAAGCGATTGGTGGTTCTGGTAGCTTTGCTGATTTATTTACAAGTAGAACACAAAATACATTTTTAGCTGCACCAAATGGTAGCAATGGTGCTGCAACATTCAGAGCTATGGTAGCTGCTGATGTACCTTCGCTATTGCATACAAAAATAAGTGATTTTGATGCAGGAGTAAGAACAAATAAATTAAATGAGATGGCTACTCCAACAGCTTCAGTAAGTTTTGGAGGTCGAAATATTACAAACGTAGCTGATCCTGTAAATGCTCAAGATGCAGCGACCAAAGGTTTCGTTGAGGCTACTGCTCAAGGATTAGATGTTAAAGATAGTTGTGTTGCCGCAACAACAGCAAATATTACAATCTCTACTGCACTTAATGATGGAGATACTTTAGATGGTGTAACTCTTTCAACAAATGATCGTGTTCTTGTTAAAGATCAATCTACTGCAAGTCAAAATGGTATTTATGTTGTTGGTTCGTCACCAGCTAGAGCAGATGATTTAGCTGCTGGTTCAGACGCAGCAGGAATGTTCACCTTCGTAGAACAGGGAACTGTAAATGCCGATAATGGTTTTGTTTGCACGAGTAATAAGGGATCAGCCGTTACAGGCACTAATAATTTAACTTTTGCACAATTCTCTGGTGCTGGTCAAATAACAGCAGGTGATGGTCTAGATAAGTCTGGTAACACTCTTTCTGTGGATCTAAAAGCTAATGGTGGTCTTGTTATTGAATCTACCGAAATAGCTCTTGATCTTGCTGCTAGTTCCATAACAGGAACATTACCAGTAAGTAAATTAACGAGCGTTACTTCTACCGCGACAGAACTGAATTTATTAGATGGCTTAAACTCAACGACTACAGAGTTGAATACCTGTACTGATGGTAGTACATCTGCGACATCTACAACACTTGCAGCAGCAGATAGATTTGTTTGTAATGACAATGGAACAATGGTACAGGTTGCCCTGTCTGATTTGGTAACATTTTTAGAAAATGAAAGTGTATCGAATTTCAATATAGATGGTGGTAGCTATTAGAGCTAGGAGGTAATAGCTCATGGCTAATCAGATAAAACTAAAAAGAGGTTCGGGCAGTAATCCAGGTACAAGTGATTTAGTTGTTGGAGAAGTTGCACTAAGAACGGATAATGGTACGTTATTTACTAAGAAAGACGATGGAAATATTGCTGAAATAGGTGCTGCTACTGGTGTATCTGATGGAGATAAAGGAGATATTACTGTCAGCAATAGCGGTGCAACTTTTACGATAGATAATGGTGTTGTTACTTTTGCAAAAATGCAAAATATCGGCAGTCCTTCTTTTGTAGGTAGAAATTCAAGCAGTACTGGTGTTATTGAAAATTTAAGTGTGTCTGATGTTCGGACAATGCTTAATGTAGAAAATGGAGCGACAGCAGACCAAACAGCAAGTGAAATAGTTGCATTAATAGCAGATCAAACAATCGCACCATCTGCTATAGATATGGAAGATGATGAAAAAATTAAAATTGGAGCTGGTGATGATTTAGAAATTTATCATCTTTCTAATTCTTCTTTTATTTTGAATAAAACTGGTACTTTAAATATACTTGGTGACAATCTACGTTTAAGAAATAGAGATAATGACGAAACTTATATACGTTGTGTTGATGATGCAGCAGTAGAGTTATTCTTTAATAATATGGTGCGGATAGAAACCACCAATGCCGGAGCTACTATCACTGGGGATGCCACTATTTCTCAAGATTTAACAGTACGAGGTATTGCTGCAACTGGTAATTTTAGTATCAATAATACTAATCCAAGCATTACTTTAATAGATGATAGCCATAATTTTAAACTTGATGTCAATGGTAATCTTTTTGCAATTAGAGATAATACAAATGTTGATGCTATTAGGTTCTCTATAGATGACTCTGGAACAGTTGAGGTAGATGGCAATTTAGACGTTGGTGCAGGGCTTGATGTAACAGGAAATATTACAGTTACAGGAACAGTGGATGGAAGAGATATTGCTTCTGATGGGTCAAAACTAGATGGCATTGAATCTGGGGCGACTGCCGATCAAACAGCAAGCGAAATATTAACACTAATCAAAACTGTAGATGGATCTGGATCTGGGTTAGATGCTGATACATTGGATGGTATATCTTCTGCATCTTTTGTGCGGTCAGATGTAGGTGATACTTTAACAGG